AGAAGTTTATCGATAGCGAGTATGAGATTGTTAACGTTGTTGAGGGCGAGGGGAACAAGTCTGGCATGGCTGGGGCATTTACCCTGGTCATGTCAGACGGTCGCCACTTTAATAGTAATATTATGGGACCCCATGAGTATCTTGTAAGACTATGGGAGAACAAGGATTCACTTATAGGTAAGCAGGTAACTATTCAATATTTCAATCTAACCCCTGATGGGGTACCTAGGTTTCCATATGCGAAAGCATTAAGAGACTACGAATAAGGAAAATAATTTATGGAGTATAACCTGAGTAAGAAAGAACTAGGATATATTCGAGTTGCTATTAAACAAGCTAAACGATCCAGTTATGAAAGGTTCTGCCATGGCGCAGTCCTAATTAAGGGTGGTACAATCATTAGTACCGGTTTTAACACGGTCAAAGGTTCACCCTTCCTAAAGCATAACTTCCCGAATAGCTTAAGAGATACAATGCACGCTGAGATGACATGTTTACATGGATTCCCTACTAGCGACCTTAGTGGTGCTAGTCTGTATGTAGTTAGGGTCCAACCTAACACTCTTGAGCTTAAGAATAGTAAGCCTTGTGCGCTCTGCGAAGAGCTCATTAGCTGGTACCCTTTGAAAAAGGTAATCTATTCGAATGGAGGAGGGTTGTTTAGCGCATTGTAATACAAGGAGAAAATGCTTACGAAAATACTAATGTTGCTGTCATTTTGGATCACACCAATGAGAAATCTTATTGAGTATGATGCAATAAGGGCAACAGACACATATCGGATCTTGGATAAATATGAATACATCTCTGATTCAGATAAATACTTAATCTCGGATGCAATTGAAAAAACTTCAATTGACAAAGAATTATCCAAGGAAGAAAAAGCAATTGTTCTAGCCGTCGCATTCCAAGAAAGCAGATTTACCAAAGAGGCAATTGGCTCTTCTGGCGAATGCGGTCTGTATCAACAGATACCTAAATGGCTACCTAATAAAGAATTGCGTGAAATGGAATATGATGAGACTTGTGAGCTTCTTAAGGACCCTTATAGCGGCACTGAAGAATTCATAAATACTTATAGGCATTTGAAGAAACGTTATCACAAAGACTGGCCTTGTCACTATAACCAAGGCATTAACTGTGGCAAACGTGGATATGCTTATATGAAGAATCATTATAGACTTAGGAGACAGTTTGAGCGTCAACAAGATAAATACGCCCAGCTTGACTAATGATCAAGTACTCTGGCAAATACTAATATGGTTTACAACTAAAGTTTTAAATACCACTGACTATGTCAGCGATGATACGATAGTTGACCTAAACAATATTAAGTTTCCAAGTACTCTAAATACTTTAGACTTAGATAAATACTATTATGATTTAAATAGCTATGCGGCTATAGAAAACTATATACAAAAAGCCCTCATCCAACGCCAATTAACGCCACAGACACAAGAGCTAGCTATATTCTTTTATTTGCATGCTAAGTTAGGTCATAATATAGTTTTTTATCCAAGCGAGAGTTTTAGAAAAAAGAACGTATTCCTTATAGAGGAGGAAAACACCGTCTACTATATTAAATATGGGGACGATGCGACCTATCATTCTATAAGGAATATTGTTCTTGATCTTAGTAAGAAGCATAAAATATGTCAGTATAAAATATTAACTTTAGATAAACAATTTAGAAAGACTAAGATGTTTCAACGTTTTGTTTTTGATTTGTCTTGTTTAGATGAATTAAACAATTTAGCAAAACATCTCGAGGAGTAAAATGCAAATTGAAAAGTTAATTGCCAGTATTAGACAGTCTAACATTGGCAAGATTATGTATAAGACTAGACCTTCTAGTAATTTCTTAGGAGTCTTTGGCCTTAAGCAGAGACCTCCTGATAAAGACTTCCTGGAATCTGGCAGTCTAGAAGATATTGGATTTGCTCCAATTGTCAAAGAGGCTTACAAGCGCTATCGCCAGTCGATCCCCAAAGACTTTGCAATTGTTGCTATCCCAGAAAGATATTCCAAAGCAGGAGATAAGACTTATATACATTCTCAATATCACATGGTTGACATTGATTTGTATACATATCTCTTAGTTATCCAAGCTATTCATAAAGATAAAATCCCAATTGAATCTACCAGTTATAACAATTTATTTCTTTTAGATGGTAGGTTTGTTGATTATACAAATCTTATCAATCAGAATTTGTTTGACTATTCATTCATCTTAGGAGAGTATAGTTCTTTGATTCCATATATTTATAAGAAACGGACTCCAGAATTCTTTACCGAAGAAAACGTTGAGGACTCTTTGTTTAATTATAAGAAGTGCTTCAGCGAGTTTGATGTTAATTCAAATTTTGAATCTTTGCAAATATTGTCCCTTATTGATACTTTACATAATTAGTATAAGGTTAAAACATGTCCAATAATAATTCAAATAATAATCAGAAGACCGAGAATGAGAATATTCGTCCAACTTCTGAGTACAATGTTACTGCTTACTGGCGCAGCATTGACACCTACAACACAACTCGCAATGAGACTTTTGCTGTTCGTGCCCGTGACATCGGTCGCTCATGTGGTATTTCTACCACTCAGGTTAGTAAGGATTTGAACATTTCAACGTCAGCTCTTACTAATCTAGTTCGTAACCGCAATAAGACTGATGGTCGTTTTGATAACGTTATCACGACTCTCGTCCAGGCTCGTGAGTACCGTACGCGTACTGGCAAGGTGCATCCTATGCATCGTTCACTAGTCCATGCCGTATCCACTAAGTACTCAACGCGTATCGCTGCTGCACTTGCGGGGATCTCACCTAGTACTGCCAGCGTTTGGACTCAGAATGAGCGTAAGGAAATCTCTCGTCGCTTTGCCGAGTCCTTTCTCACTGATCTTTCTAGCATTGGTAGTTCAACCTTTGAGGTTACCAGCAATAGGAAGTAACCCAAGGGCTTAATTTATGGCAACTATTCTAGCCGCTGTATTCTTTGGGATATTATTAGGTTATTCAACCTACCATACATTTACAAAGCTGCCAATAAGAATTCAAAAGTTTTTCTTTAGACATGAATTCATATTTGATGCTACGGTTACAATTGCAAATCTATTGTTCATAACTGGCATTTCAATGTCATTTATGGCAATAGCTGCAGGTGTAATTAGCGAATTTACTTGTTTAGCTTTATTCAGATATCGCAAAGGACAATTAATGCCCGCATAGCGACTATTATAATTACCTTAGTTTAGGAGAAACTACTGTGAGTGACATTAAATACGCTAGTCTTCTAGCTATTAGAGAGTTTAGTAGAGATCAAAATATTACTGTATCTGAGCCTAAGGATTTTTTTGGCACACCTGTGGAAGGACATATCAAATCTCTCTCAGCTTTTGCTAGAGATAAGCAAAGAGCATTGTCGTTGCTTAGGATTAGGAATACTGAATACTTCAGTCCTACGCTTAGTACACACGATCAAAGACTCACGGATCTCATTGAAGATTCGTACATGCGTTTTTCTACCACTGAAGCGTATGATGCGAGGTGTATTAGCATCGCATATAAGGAAGTAGGACATTTTTCCTACGACTTTGGTCTTGCTGTTACTTCCTCTGAGGATCAGTACAATAAGTATCTTGGTAGAAATCTTGCTGCAACAAGGCTAGAAGATTCTTCTTCTCCTTTTTGCTGGCGAGTAGATATCAAGGAAACTGACACTGATAGATCAATTAAGATCTATTCTCTTGTCGAAGGTCAGCTTCTATACCGGGATGAAGTAATTGTTCCACTAGAAGATCTAGAGTATGGAACAGGCGAATGCCCTAATGTAAGATCAATTACTAAAGTTATTTATCAGATACTTAGTTGTCTCAGAGAAATTCCCTGGTCTTACAATCTTTTTAGTTGGAGAGAATATGAGCGCCGAGACATTGAATTCAGAAGATATCCTAAGGGTAGCTCAAACCCTAGGAGCCCTAGTTTCGCAAAAGAACATGGCATATGGTGATGCATTTTCTCAGGCTGGTGATGTCATTCGGGTCTTGTACCCGGATGGCGTCCGGCCAGAGCAATATGTTGACCTTTTGGTGACGGTTCGTATTGTAGATAAGTTATTTCGAATTGCTAATAAGAAAGACGCATTCAGTGAAAGTCCATGGCAAGATATTGCAGGCTATGGTCTCCTGATGACTGCTTATAACGCATCAGAATAATAAAAATCTGTTATCTTATTTTAGGATTATTATGAATGATATTGAGCTTGCAAGAGCATTAGCAAAAATAATTGCAAAAAAGAATTATATCTTTGCAGTTAACTTTAATTAAGGATTTACTAGCAGTTATGTCTAGAAGTTACAGACAAGATTTCACTGAGCATCAAATTAAAGCAATCATCGCACAAAAGAATAATGCAAGATGGGTAGCAGAGCCAGATTCCAATGAGGATGACGGCCTTACTTGCCCATATTGTAAAAAATTCTGCACTTATATCTATCTAGCACGCAATGCTCAGTGTTACAATTGTAAAAAAACAATTGACGTTAATGAATAAATTACTAATTGCTAGTAATTGCCAGGCACTTGCTGCAGTATTGGAAATGAAATCAATCTATATTGCACATGCGCCTATGCTTAATCAGATAGACGATGGGGTAAATGAGGCAACTCTTTATTTCCGTCGCTCTATCTGGTCTAAGCAACTTGATCTTACTTTAAGATCTTTAGCTGATCTATTACAATGTTCTGTCACCGAGTATCTTTACGATAAAGAGTCAGGACAAGTTATTGTATGTTTTAAACGATAAGGAGGTCCGATGACTTGCATTCTAGGATATTCAAATACAGGTATTGATACTACTACTGGTATGCCTACCAACATGGATCTTGATCCATTGCTTAAGTCTGTTCTACTAAAGGCAGATAGCCGTGTTAGCTATGCTGACTATGGCTTTATGCTTAAGCAGCCTAAGATTTTCATTCGTGATGATATTATGTTTGGTTACGCTGGCGTTCTTAAAGATGCTCAGCTATTCCAGCATACTTATTACGAGCTAGTCCGCCCGGAAGATGTTAGCGACATTGCTTACATTCATAACGTACTTAACGAGATTATTCCTGCTAGCATGCAGAGTAAGATGGTTAGCAAGGGTCGTGGCACAGATGATATGGATCCACTACCAGCCAGCAATCTTAATCTACTTGTAGGCTATCGTGGTAATCTTTATCATGTAGACGCATTTCTTTGCGTTACTTTGCTCGCTGAGCCCTTCCAAGCTACAGGCAGTGGTCAGCCAACTGCACTTGGTGCCTATACATTAGCTCGTCGCCTTGGCCTTCTTGATCCCACAGATGATGATTCAGTTCAGCTTGATGGTGAGCAACTGCTAGATACTGTTATGGATTCAGTTTGTGATATCCATATGGGTGTAGCTGGACCATTCTGTATGGTTGAACAGGTATATAATACTCAAACAGAAGAGACAATTTACGTTGTCAAGGAAACCTATAGTGAGGTAGATACTATTTTCACTAAGCCTTTCCCCCATAAGCTTTCAATCATATATGATACTGACGATCAATTCGTTAAGTATGGGAAAGTTCATGTTCCCAAAGCAAAACCAACTCCAAAGCTAGCTTCGCCTAAGAAGTCTAAGGGTAAGTCAAAAAAGAATTCTACAACCGATAAGAAAAAGAAAGGATCCGATTAACTATGTCTGACTACAAATACAATGGTTTACATTTAATTTATGATGCTGGCGCTAAGTCAGTCCCATCAACTGATAGATTAAATCCTCTTAATGATCCTAGTATGGGTCATAAAGTTGTTTCAGCCCTTGTAGATGCAATTGACATGACATTAATTGTTCCTCCACTTACTATAGAATTCCCGCATAACAAGTGCGAACTTGAGCGAGTCCTTCAGCGTTTGGCTGCTGAGGGACTTGCTGACTCTGCCACTGCTCAGTTTATCGCAAATGCTTTGAAAGAGCGTGCCGAACAAACATACGGATATAGTACGATTGCAATGATTGCAGAATCGCACATTGCATTTCATACTTTTCCCGAGCAAGGCTTTGTCACAGCAGATGTTTACTCTTGTAAAGACTTTGATGCAAAGCTTGTTGAAGAAATATTTGACAGGATGTTCTTTCCTGATGCTAAAGATATTGAGAAGAGTGTTCATATGGTCCGTAGAACTTTGGACCTGTCTCGTTTCGCGGAGTAAAAATGTTTTTTAAGTTTGAGGATGCGGTAGCTGCTAATTATCAGCTTACCTATGATGACGTTTTGCTTAATCAAGCGCCAGTATCCGATATCAATAGCCGATATGGAGCTAATATTAATCCATATCATAGGAATGAAAATGGTTACTATCAGAAACCTTTTGATGCTTTGCCAATTGTTGCTAGTCCTATGCCAAGCATTGCTGGTCATGCCTTTATGGATGCAATTACTGACTCCACTTACAAGCCATTTGCTATCTTTGCTGATAGATTCAGGCCTGAGAGTGAGCTAGATGAAATGTATGCAAGAGGCTGTGGCATTAGCATTGGCCTTGACTATCCCATTGACAAGTTACTTCATAAGGTTAGCGAGTATGAAATTGCACATGTTCTAGTAGACATTGCTAATGGCAATCTCGATAGCCTCTATGATTATCTAATCAAGCTACAAGATCTTCGTTTCGACGAAGGTGTCTTTATCTGGGCAGGTAACGTAACCAATGAACTCGCTTATAGCCGCATTGCCAGTCTATGCGATTATATTCGTGTTGGCATTGGTGGTGGCAGTGCATGTACTACTCGTATCAACACTGGAGTGGGTGCTGGCAACGTCACTACTCTCGCACGTTGCAGTGCAGAGCGTAAGCGTTTGCTTTATACTTACCCTAAAGATGTAGCAGCTCCTGCTTATATTGTTGCGGATGGTGGCATACGTAATAATGGTGATATTTGCAAGGCTCTTGCTTCTGGTGCTGATCTTGTTATGCTTGGCAAGATGCTTGCTGCTACCACAGAAAGCGCTGCAGCAACAGTCATTGATGTAGATACTGGAATAGCGTATAAGGAATACGCGGGCTTAGCTAGTACATCTTACAATAGCAAAAGTAGCATTGAAGGTCAGGCTGGTCTTATACCTGTGACTGAGCCTGTTATCAGTCTATTCAAAGGCATTGAAGGTAATCTACGCAGTGCTATGAGTTACACTAATAGTCATACACTTGCTGAGTTCCAAAGCTCAACAAAACTTATTTGTTCACCTAGTATTACGTCTGAGAATAACACTTCACTTGTGAGATAAACATGGAAGAAGATTTTGATATTAATGCTTTTATCGATGGACATGCAGATGAAGATCTCGAAACTCTTACCGTATTCATCCCTGATGAGTTAAAGGTTGAGAGTGACGAGGACGAAGAGGACCTTGGTAAATATCAACATGAAGAGTTGCATAGGTCAGTTCTAAATCTTGTAGCTGCAGTTCATCTTCCTGGAGATCGAATCAAGAAAGACTCTGCAATTGCCATTTATCCTAGCAGTAATCCCGAGCAAACAACCTTATCTTATATTGGTAGCTGGTTTGATTACTATACTGCTGACGATAAGAAACACTGCGATGAAGTAAATCTTTACTTGGAGATTGTAGATCTTTCTGACTGGTCATATGACCAAGTAGATATTGTACAGTTCGACTCACTTAAAAAGTCAGACTCACCTAATGGTAGGAAAGTCTACTCAGCTCTAATTAATCGAGTTCTATAATGCCTAATATCTTTAACTTATTTAAGTTTAAAGATAAATTTGGAACAGATATAGAAGAAAAAGTTAAATACAACTTAATAGCTGACAAGCCTACAAGCTTAGTCGGCTATTATTGTTTTACTTATCTTTATAGTTTAGTATCTACATTAGGTATTAACTTTCCCAGAAATCCTGTTGAGATATCTGATATTAAATCTATCCATAGAACAATGGATGCCTTTGGCGTTCTTGGGATATTTGAACTAAGTTATTTTCCTATTGTTTGTCATTATGTCTGGAGAGATAGACTTGCTGAACTCCGTGCAAAGAATAAGAAACAAAGATTTCTTGTTCTATTCGACAAGGAATCTCAGAACTTTATCTTTTTCTGGCTAGGATTTTCCGCTAGAAGAGCTAAGGTAAAGCCAAGCTTCCAAGTTCTCTCTCTAGAGAATTTCAAGAAAGACTTAGCTACTGCTAATGCTTACCAAACAGGCAATGCACCAGGCATTATTAAAGAAGGAAACCTTTTACTTGCGGCAATCGAATGACATTTGATAAAGAAGTTTTCAATTCGCTAATTAATAAACCTGCAATTAAAGAATGTGTTAAATGCGACGCACTCTGTGCAAGTAGAACACAAGTTGTAGTAGACAAATATACTAAACGTACTGCTGCTCCTTGGGAAGAAAAGACTTTGCCTATTATGATCATTGGCGAAGCTCCTGGCGAAACAGAAGATCAAGTTGGTATGCCATTCATGGGGGTTAGCGGTAAGGTCCTAGACCAATACCTATCAACTCATGAGCTACAGTCTTATAGTTACATTACTAATATAGTTAAATGTAGACCCGAGAAGAATAGAACTCCAACTGCAGAAGAGATTAAGAATTGCGCGCCATACTTAGAGCAGCAAATCAAAGCTCTTACTCCTAGAGTAATTGTTACACTTGGTAAGAGTGCTATGGCAGGCCTTCAGACTATAGGTGAGATAGTGAATCCTAAAACAATTGACTGGAAAAAATCGGAAGTTGCTTCCTATTTCAACTTTGAAGATACTTGCTATCCGGTTATCCCTATCTATCATCCTAGTTATTACTTAAGACAAAAGAACGCATTAACGCAAGAGCAATGGTTTACCTTTGAGTCTGATTACGATGCTAAATTCTTAAAAATTAAATCTTATATTTCTTGTCTTTAAAATATTCTGAGAATACTGGAGGAATATATGAGTAAGAAGTTAAATATTGATTTTACTATTTTCGACGAGAACGAGTATAGCCTTAATCACTGGACACCAGCCGGACTAGACTACACTGGCGCTTATGGAAATGCTGAAGCTCAATACGCTGCTGCTAATTTCCTTAGCATTGGCGATGTAGGAGATCCGGACTGGCGTGAAGCGCGGAGGCTTCCTTTTGGTGACGAAGCTCTTGAAGCACTTTACCCTGGTAGCAGGGCTATAAGTTTCATTCAATACCCTTGGGAGCATCCAGATGCGGATCAATCAGATGCTGGACCAGTCAATCGCATGATTGAAACTGATCCTGCTCTTGAGTGGACACTAACTGAGATGAGTAAGCTTGAGGCAAGAGGTGAAGTAGGTTCAGACCGCTACAATAGCCTTGCCAGTATGGTCTCTGAAATTCGTGGGTATGAGGCCCGTCAGATCGAAGAGGAAGGCTTTATTCACGCTCCCTCATGGGCAATGGATGCCATTATCTATGCACAGGAACATGCCTATGACGCTGATGCTACTCGACTAGTAGAAGAGTTTACGGCAAGTGGGGCTAATGCTGGTCGTGTAATTTCAAGTGTGCCTTATGCAGATGTTCAGTCTGTCAAGGTTATACGTGATATTCATGATGAGTATGAAATTAAGTTACCGGAAGGTACTCGCCAGCATAGTTTTGCTATTAGGAATGGTAAGAAAGTATTCGGTCCATATGGACCTAGAATCGGCGCGTTAAAGCTCTATAAGAGCCCTAATTCTTTTCAGGGTAATAGCTCCGCTTTTAGAACTGAAGAGATGCATAAGGTTTTACAGTCAAGTGGCATTCTTCCAATCTATGATCAGGATAATAATCTTGATGCAATTGATCATCTTCCTGTAACACCGGATAACCTACAAGAAGCCAAGAAGAACTATTCTTATCTTGCTAACGCAATTAGCGATGCTAATGAAACTACTGCTTGCATTGTTTAGCACATCAAGCTGCTCACAGAAGACTTGTACTGGGATAAGCTAAAACAGCATTTAATGTCTGACAGATCATATAAGAATGTTATGAGCTGGAGCGCAGATCTTTCCCCAGACAAGAAGTCAGCAAGTTGCCTTAGAGCCATTGGTCATGATGGGCTCGAAGAACTCATTGACGACTATCTCACTCTGAGAACTAGCATCACGGAAAGAATTAATACTAATTATTATGTCCTGACCGTTGGTAAAAGTACTACCCTTGCTATTACTTCTAGCAAGGAAGCAGCAGATGTATTCAAGACTGGTAATGCAGAAGATGCTATCTATTTTATGTTACCTAAGAATCTGCAAGATAAACTTGGCTATCTAAGTAAAACAATTGAGATGTATGGTTATGACAGCGCAGAATACGCTGCATGGAAAAAGACTGCCTTTGGCTACTTAAATAGCCCCAAGTCTAAGTATCGCAAAGATACAATCCAAAATCTTATCACACTTTACAATAGTAATAGACGTGTCAAGACAGTCACCAGTCGTAGCATGCGGGAATATGGTTGGCTCCTTGCAGAACTACCATTAACTCGCAAAGAAATCAAAGTTATGAACGATTGCTTGGAGGCTTATGGCCGTGCTATTGTTTCTGCACAGCAGCAAACTCCGATTGTTCGTCAAGTCTTTGGTCGTCTCAAAAACGCCCTTGAGCAAGACATTGCTAATAACAATGTTCCCCTTTGCACATTGGAAAGAATTGCAAATTCTGGAATTGCAAGTTTTATATATAAAGTTTCGACCAAGCCAGTTCCTTCAGACATAACTGCTAAAACTTTTTTGGTTGATAGTGGTTTAGTTAGCGCGGAAGAGCTAAAGGCTAATAGCTATCTTGCTATTGATCTACATTACGACTATGACTTTGATGAGCCTAGCGATGTATTTAGATATGTAAGTCATTTTTCTGCTAGTCAAGCTGCAATTAAACTTGCAAATCAAAAAATAAACTGTTAATATATTCCATATATCCCCGTAACAGGGGGTATATTTTTTTTACTTATAACATTGGTGTTATATGAAGTATACGTTAGAAGAGCTATTTGAGAATTTTGAACTAAAGCTAGATCCAAAGTGTGTGTTTGTAGAAACAGAGACTGGACACTGGCACTATAAGAATGAAACTATTCTTACTCCTGAAGAGCCACACCTGGTATCAATGCCTGTTGTCGCAGAATGGGAAGAAGATAGACTCCTTTCTTTTCCTGACTTTACAATGCGCATGTCATTAGCTAACCCTAATGATCCTGACCGGATTGTCGTCGCAGTAATTCCATTCTCTAGCAAAGTCTTTGAGAAGGGAACATATGAGACCAGAGAAGAGTCTGATCATGCATATATGTCATGGGAATGGGGTCTTCAACTTTGGCAGTTTGTCTATAACACAGTAAAGAAGACGCCAGCTGCTGCTGAGTGTGCTTTCCTTTATCGTAAGTATAACAATATCTGCCACGCATGTTACGGTGATGGCATTGATCCTAATGCCCCACCTGAGGTTCCAACTGTTTGCTATATTTGCAACGGGTCTGGATACTTTGAGCACGTGAAAAAGTAATGACCTCTTTGATATTTTCTATCATTGCAATCGGGATATGTGGACTTTCTGTTTCCCTATTACTTAGTCTTAATAGAGTTATCAAAACAATTTACTATTGGCAACGCCAGGTTACATTTATTGATTATGTCAATTCTAAAAAAATTCATATTCAATTTCCTAATGAAGCATTGACAAGTAATAGTCTGACTAAAGATATTTTTACTGATGAGATATATGAAAAGTTAGAACTAATGATTACAGATAACGAAACTGTTTATATTCCTTATAAAAGTATGCTTACAAGAATTGTAGACATCTTTCTAGGTTACAGAAACGTAATCGGCGCTCTGCAAAATGCCGAAGAAGAATATCAAGAAGAGCCCGAAGAACTTCAGCTATTTAAGAAGCATAGTAAATTTGATTTCCCTAGTGTAATCAAAGACAATGATGTCTATAACATGTACACAAAGTATACTTTATATGACATTGATAACAGCAAAGAAATATTAATTAATTCTGCTGCTGATTATTCAGTCTTTGTTAAGAAAGTTATTGAGAATAAATCTAATCTTTCATATAAAACCCATTACATGGTCTATAAAAAGATTGGCAACAAAGAAGATGGTCAATTAATTAATGAGCTAATTACTACTTTTAATATTGGTCAAAACTATCAAGATGTAACAGACTCTGAATATATACATATTCAACTGCTCCCTGAGGATTAGAATGCTAGAAAGAACTAATGATTTAATTCCATGTCTTGATCATGGTTATGTTAAGCTGATTGATGTTATGCCTCATGCTGATGCAGAAGATCTTTCATTTAATACTAACATTGCTGACTATGCAATTATTGATGCTGCTAGAGTTAGTTACCAGTCAGGTACAACACGCAAGCAGTCAGATAAGCAATTGCTGCGTTATCTTATGCGGCACTGGCATACTAGTCCATTCGAGATGGTAGAGTTTAAGTTCGAGATGCGTTTGCCTATCTTTGTTATGCGCCAGCTAGTTCGTCATAGAACTGCTAGTCTTAACGAGGAAAGCGCACGTTACAGTGTCATGGAAGATGTATTCTATGAACCTGATACTCTTAGAGCTCAAAGCACTACCAATAAGCAAGGAAGCGCTGAAGGTGACTTTAATCCCTTTATTGGTCCCAAAGAAACAGCAACAGCAGTTATGAATCATCAAACTGATGAAGCTTACAAGCTTTATCAGCAGTTAATTGAGGCTGGTGTTAGCCGCGAACAAGCTCGCATGGTACTTCCTGTCAATCTCTATACTCGCGTTGTCTGGAAGTGTGACTTACTCAATCTTCTTAAGATGCTTAGACTTCGTCTAGACTCCCATGCTCAGTATGAGATTCGGGTATTTGCAGAAGCAATTGCAGAGTTTGTAAAGCTACACTGTCCTTGGACCTGGGAAGCATTCGAAGACTACTGGCAAGGTGGAGTGTCTTTTAGTAAGGTAGAGTTAGACGCTTTACGTTATCTTATCCCCTTCACTGGTAAAGAAGCTTTCAATGCAGCCATTGAGGGAACAAACTTAAGCAAAGGCGAGTTGCTAGAGTTTGAAGAAAAATTTAATAAGATTGCCAATGGGTAAGTTGCGTAAATATTTGTTTTCAATATGGGAGAGAGCTGAGGATATCTTAGCTAAGGATAAGCCGGCTGCAATACCATCAGTCACTATTCCTATCAAAGAAAAAGAATATGTAATGCCTCATGGGGTAAAGCTTTCCAAAGAAGAACTCATAGAAGAAGATAAGTTCATTATTAGTAAACTTGATAATAAATTGAATTTACTTATTACAATGATTCAAGATATACATCCAGATGAAGACATGCAAGACGCTATTGTCACAGAACCTTTTCTTATGAAAGTATGGTTAGCTCATATTGCTTACAAGACAAAGATCTCAGACTTCAATAGTCTACTTACTGGACAAAAAACCCTTAAATCCAAGAGGATCAAATGCCTTACAGATTTGCCGCTACAAAAGACGCTTTTGAATTAACAAGTATAAACACAATACTTGACAATCCGAAGGGACTTACAGTAAAAAAAGAAGATGACTTTAAAGGTGTAAGCTTCAATCTAATCTGGGAAAGGTTAGACAATGAAACTTTTAAACTTTGCTGTTATCATAAAGGCATTTTTAATGTAATGACTGAAGAATTCAAAGAATTAATTGAGACTCAGCCTTTAAGCATAATAAACACTATTATGTATAAAGAGCTATTTACAGCTGAATACAAAGTTGATCCTCTTGCCAAAAAGACTCAGCAAATGTATACTAGCGAAGTTCAATTTAAGTTCCTTGAACTTTTTGAAGACGAAGATGTTATGTGTTTTTATGTTAATCATTTAGTCGAAAAATTAAATTGGAAATTACAAATTCAAAAGCCAGGACATGAGTCTTGGGAGAATTTTATTATTTAATATTATGGGAAATAATTAGAAAAAAAGAGGAAAAATGTCAAAGCAGTTTCAGATTGTCAAGAAGAGCAGCGCACTACAGATCTCTTACATTCCAGTAACCACTAAGGATAGTGATTATGGTAAGCAAGTAGAGAAGGAAGGCGCAGTATATCTCCAGTTTGCTCGTGCAACTGGTGGCAAGAACGAAGGTGGCCATAACACTTTCGACTGGGGTAATAAGATTGTTTTTGCCGTAGGTATTAACGATATCTACCAGATCCTTAGCTTCTATAATGGTGTAATGAATGGTTGGGTTGATACGTCACAGCGTCAAACCTTAAACCTTATTCACGTTCCGCCTGGTGCAAGCGAGGATAACGTTAAGAAACTTACATTCCAGAGTGGCGTAGATAAGTATCTTGGTACTTATATGCTTACGATGCGCAATGAGGCTGGTGATAGTATCTCTACCTCAATGACTTCAGGTGAGATGGATATCTTTATCAATCTTTGCCGCACAGCTAGCATCTATATGACTGGCCTGCATCTTGATCTACAGCGTGAGCGAGACCCTAAGAAGTAAGAATAACTATGAAGAATTTTTATTATAAAGTATTAGATAAAATTCGAACTTACATGTGGACCATGGCCTTTTCATTCGGCTATGGTTTCAATCCTATACTTGGATATCCATATAGGTCTGGTCCCTGGACTCATATTGGCATATTCTTTGATGATGTAGAGCAGATGGTCGTCTATCGATATGGGTCTACTGATGGCCCAGATATAGACATGGACAGCACAGATTTTCTTGTATATAAATACAAAGACCTATTGCCTGAAGGCTATGACATCTACACTAAAGTTACTTTTTTGCTTGCAAGTCTTGCTGTAAAGCAGTATACTAGTGGCTTAGGATTTAATAGTTTGATGACAGGAGCGAAGCTTAGGATCTATACCAATAGTCCTTTTGTGGCCGGAGAACTTCGTAACCATTTAAGTAGGTTCAAAGATCCTTATGGATATAATCCATACTTCTTTCAAGCAATGGGTATGAAGCCCATGGACCATCATGGTATTCCTTATAATTTCAAACATCAAAATGGAAATTTATTCATAACTTATTCACGCGAGGGTTAATATGGAAAAAAGAGAAAGTTCACTTTTAATTACTGATGGCGAAAAAGAAATTCCCCTTACATCTATCTTGTCAGGTATCATTCGACATCTTAAAGATAAAGATGTTGTTGAGAAGTCGAAAGGCAAGGCTGTTGTTGGCGAGTTTCTAGAAGAGCTTATGGAGCAGAATGATCCATTTGTTCGCGCACTTGGAACTCTTGGAAGCGACCAAACAATTAATGCTTTAGGCGTTTTACTTTTTGTTGCTTTCCAGCTTGGTTATACTTTTGGATCTGAGAAGTATACTTTAGAGATAAAAGAATCATCAGATACTAATGGTGGTTCCAGCCCCGAGGAACAGTCAACTCCTGAATCGTAATTAATATTATTCAATATTAGGAGAGTATGTATTATTATTTATTTAAAAACAAATATGCCATTAAACAGGCTATTGTAATTGCAGCACCAATCATTTTCGAGATTGGTCTTAACTTGCTAGCCAAGCACAAAGAACGAAAGCTTGGCAAAACCAAAGAGGTAAATTATGGAAATTAGAGTTCGTGTGAATCCCCTTAGCAACCCCACTGGTCCCGTTGTCGCCATGGGCGATGTAACCCTTGTCACTGACGATGGCGATCTAATCCTTAAGGGATGGAAAGTAGTTAACGGCAAGAACGGTCTATTCGCTGGTGCTCCTAGTGCGAAGCGTGGAGAAGCATATGAGGATACGATTATTGCTCCTAAAGAGAGCGGCCAGTTCCTTCTTGATATTAAGGAGGCACTTGTTGCTGAGTATGAGAGCCAGACGGGTGGCTCGACGCGTTCGTCATCATCAGCTGCTAAGCCTGCTGCAGGTAAGCCAGCTACGAAGAGCAGTGTTCCTGACTCATATCTTGCGAAGAAGCCCGCTCCTGCTAAGGCTGCACCTAAGGCTAGCACCTCAGATGAGTGGGAAACCGACTAAGGAGTAAATGATGGAAATAGATAAAGATAAAGTTGAGTCTGCAAAGAAAAGCTGCGTAACTGATATCAACCTAGTCAATACTATTTCTTTCAATAAGAAGACTCTGACAGAATGGGCTGAGTATTATCGGATAACTTTACCCGATGATATGACTGTTAAGGACGTCTATAAGCAATTTAGACGAATTGCAGATTTACTTAGTGATGTAAATCACAAGCATAGTCAAGCCGTTCTGGCCAGAGATCTTCATCACTCCGCCATCAAGTCTCGTAAAGCTGCAAAGCTTTTAGAACTTAAGAAAGACAATCCTAAGTTTACTGTAGATCAACTACAGGCGAGTCTTGATGTAGAGTTTGATGATGATAATACTAAGGAAGTACTTCATACATTCCTAGTAGATTTTTTTGAAAGAATTCAGGGTCAACTCATAGGTATGAGACGAGTTCTAGAAAGTGTTGCTTACTCAGTTAATAGCGAGTTAAAAGCATTTGGAAAAGGGTCTGAGGGTTTCGAGACCCAGTGATAAGATATTCCTTACCCCTTTCTATTTCTCATTATTTTAAGAGAGTTTAAAATGACAAACGTTAATGATTTTTCGCTACAAGATGTAGCAACGCCCTGGAGTACTGTAGGCTATCTTACCTATAAGAGAACCTATGCAAGACGACTTAGTGAGTCTGATCTTAATGGTCCGACCGAGGAATGGACTGACACTGTAGAACGTGTCCTTAATGCCAGTGATAAGCAGCTTAAGGTAGGCTTTACGCCTGATGAGCGTGCCCGACTTAGGCAGTATATGCTTGAGCTTAAGGGTACCGTTGCTGGCCGCTTTCTGTGGCAGCTAGGCACTAGGACTGTTAAGGACTTAGGTCTTCCAAGTCTTCAGAACTGTGCTTTTACTGTTGTTGATAATCCCGTTCGTCCATTTACTTGGACAATGGATATGCTTATGCTTGGTTGTGGCGTTGGCTATAACATTCAGCGTGAGCATATTAACAAGCTTCCTAAGGTTCGTAAGAACTTTAAGAGTCCAACCCGCAGAGACCACGGTGACTCTGACTTTATTGTGTCCGATACAAGAGAAGGTTGGGTTGCACTATTGGCTAAGACTCTTAAGGCTGCATTCCTTGCAGACAAGAAGAATACATTTACATTTAGCACTCAGTTAATCCGTGGCAAAGGCGCGCCAATCAAAGGCTTTGGTGGCGTAGCTAGTGGTCCTGAGATTCTATGTGAAGGTATAGCTAATATTGGTAAGGTCCTTGAGAAGCGTGCTGGTAAGCAATTACGTAGCGTTGATTGTCTAGACATCATGAATATTATAGGTAGCATTGTAGTAGCTGGTAACGTTCGACGTAGCGCACAGATTGCCATTGGCGACTGTGACGATATTGAGTTCTTACTTGCTAAGCGTTGGGACTTGGGTACTATCCCAAGCTGGCGTGCAATGTCCAATAACAGCGTAGCTTGTGATGACATCAATGACCTTCCAGACATGTTCTGGGATGGTTACGAAGGTAAGGGAGAGCCTTATGGTTTAATTAACCTTAAGCTTTCACGCGCTATGGGTCGACTTGGTGAAACAGAGTATCCTGATCCTGCTGTCATGGGTTACAACCCTTGTGCAGAGCAGAGCCTTGCTAATTTTGAGACTTGTTGCTTGGCTGAAGTATTCCTTCCCAATATAACAAGTCCTGCTGAATTGGCTGATGTATGTAAACTACTTTACCGTATTAACAAGCATAGCTTGGCTTTGCATTGTCACCACTCGGAAACAGAAGAGATTGTCAATAAGCATATGCGTATGGGTATTGGTATTACTGGCTATCTTCAAGCTACTGAAGAACATAAGTCTTGGCTTAAGGAAGTCTATAGCGACCTTCGTGCTTACGATGTTGAGTATAGTGCAGCAAAGGGATTCCCTGTTAGCGTTAAGCTTACAACAGTAAAGCCTAGCGGTACACTTAGCTTACTTCCTGGTGTTACACCTGGTGCTCATCCTGCATATGCTAGACATCTTATTCGTCGTATTCGTATTGCTGCTAATCATCCATTGATTGAAGTGGTACGTTCACACAACTATAAGATTGAGTATCAGGAAAACTTTGATGGTAGTCTTGACTATTCGACTATGGTCGCTGAATTCCCGTTTGCCTATCCTGAAGGAACACTTCTAGCTAGGGATATGACAGCCCTTGATCAGCTTGCGGTTGTCAAGAGACTTCAGCAAGACTGGTCAGACAATAGTGTATCTTGCACTATTTATTACAAGAAAGAGGAGCTCGATCAGGTTAAGGAATATCTTCGTGAGAACTATACCTTAAACCACAAGAGTCTTTCATTCTTATTACATTCTGAACATGGTTTCAAGCAAGCTCCTCTTGAAGAAATCACAGAAGATGTCTATAATGAACTGGTTAGAACAACTAAGTTAATCAATGGTATTTCATTCGATGCGAGTGTAGATGCTAGCGATTGCGAAGGTGGCTTCTGTCCTGTTAAGTAAGGAAATGTATGGAAGAGTTAGATCCTAAAGCTAAAACAGATCCGCAAGATCTTTTAAGATTGCTTAAAGATGTTTTTGCATTAGAACTCACTGTAGCCCAGCAAGAAAAACTTAAGTTATTTATGGCCGGGAAGGGAAGCATTTCCCTGAACGGTCGTAAATATACTAAAGAAGACTTAAAGGACTTGTTCTATTCGCAGGGCTAATTAAACAATACAACTATGAGGTTTATATGTCAGAAGAAATGAATGGAGTGAATGGCGACTGGGAGCATGAAGATAATTTCAGTACTCCTGGAGCCAGCACATGGAATGCAAAGACATTTAATGCATTCAAGATGAGTAAGCTAAAGCAATACGGCGAAGATCTTATTCTTGTCACTGGCAAGGATAGTCTCCCCGTCTTTAGCTTTGTCCCAACAGGTGATCCCTGCTTAGATAGTCTACTTGGTGGCTTTGGTGATAATGCTGGCTGGCCTCGTGGTACTTTCATTGAGATTGCTGGAGAAGAATCATCTGGCAAGACTACATTAATGTACGAAGCTCTAGCTAGTTTTGCTAGAACTTTCCCTGATCGTGGCATTGCTTTCATTGATATGGAAGGTAACTTTGACTCAGAATATGCAAGACACCTTGGTGTTCCTGTGGACGAAGAGCGCTTTGTTTATAGCCTTCCTCAGAATGGTAAGCAAGCTCTTACGTTACTAGATCAGCTTGTTCGCAGTGGCATGTTTTCATGTGTTGCCCTAGATAGCTGGGCTGCAATTAGTCCTCCTGCTAGTGCTGATACTAATGCAGAAGCTGGTGATGGTGCAATCGGTTGGCATGCTTTGCTTAGCTCGAAGGTCTTAGGCCGCCTTGCTACTGCTTATAAGGCCTATGACTGTACGTTCATTACGAGTAATCAGATGAGAGTTAATATTACTCCAATGGGTGCCCGCGGTACTATCACCACAGGTGGTCGTGCTATCCGCTATTATGCTAGACTTCGTCTTAAGATTCTTCCCATCCCTGGTGATGGCAAAGAGAATCTTAGAAAGGTCCAGATCGTTAAGGCTCAGGGCGCAGCTCGTGCTGAGGATGAGGTAGAGATTAGTATTAAGTGGGGTATCGGCCTTGACCGAGTTGACTCACTTATCACTATGGGTCTAGCTCAGAAGCATATCGTTGCTGCTGGTGCATGGCTACAGATTCCTGCAATTGGTCTTAAGGTTCAGGGTAGAAATAATCTTTCCGAGAATCTTAGAAGCGATGCAGGAGCAAGAGCTTCTCTTTGTGATCTATTAGGTGTGGCGCATTTTGATGCTAGATATCCGTTGTCTCGTAAGCGTAAGATTTCTTTCGCTGAGGAAGCACCGGACAAGGAGTAAAAATGTCTACAATTAATAACAAGCAATTAGAGCTTGCTATTAGAATCTCCCTGGACGCAGATATTCCTGTTTGCGTCTGGGGAGCCAGTGGCATTGGTAAGAGTACAATCATTGAACAGACTACTAAGAACTTCTTTGCTGATATAAAAGCAGATGTTCCTATGTTCTGTAACAGTGAGTTTGCTAGTGTTAAGATTGATAAATTAGGTCCTCAGACCTTTTACGATCTACGTCTTGCACATACTGACACAGCTGACTGGGGTATCCCGGTTGTTGATCGTCAGTATATGACTCATACTAAAACGCGGCCGTCTTGGATTCCTGCTAGCCTCAGTGGTATATATGTCCTGTTTGCTGACGAATTAAATCGTGGTACTCAAGAAGGTATAAATGCAATGATGAGCATCACAGCAGAACGCCGTCTTGGAGAGTATAAGTTACCTCCAGTTAGCCGGTTGCTTTCTGCTTGCAATCCTCCTACTGGAGAATTCAATACAGACACACTTGACAAAGCAATGAAAGCCAGATGGAGTCATGTGCACTATGCACTAGATACCAACTCCTTTCTTGACTCAAGAGTAGGTCATATTGATCCTGCTTTTAGCTTTATACTCAATAATAGTACTGATCTAATTGAAGGATTCCAGAACAGTCAACTGACTGGTACCTGGTCCATCGAGAAAGAAGTTAGTCCATGTCCTCGTACAATCGAGATATTGGCTAGACTTGCTGCATGGTGTATGTGGTGGAAGATTAACAATGGCAATCAGAACATCACAGGCGATCTAAGAGAAGCAATTATTGCTCTTGCTAGCGGACTAGTTAAAGCAAACCTTGCCTTTAAGTGGTTCCAAATTCTCAATGGAAAAGACTGGCTAGCAGATGCAAGTTTTTACAATGGTAAACTTGAGGCCTGGTTGAAAACTCCAGATGTAACTAGATCAGAACTAGTTGGCATATACTTTACATATAGAAATCTAATTCCTAATATGTCGCAAGAACAACTTGATCAAACTAAGTACTTAAGAGATTATGCTAAGAAGTTTGCCCCTGAGTTCTATGAAATGATTAACCTTCATATAAAGAAATAATGAATGCTTTAAAGAAAGTTTATGCTAATAAAATTACTGATCTTTGTCGCTCTTTGATTGCTATCAAGGAAGGCAAAGACAGTCCTGTTGCAGATTACATTTCATATGCAATTGCTTATACTTTCCTTGATCTAACTGAGTACTTAATTTGTCTAGACAGATACTTCTTATCCAAAGAAGAAGCTATAGGTGAAGGTTTTAATCCTGAGTTCATAGCTTGTATCGCCTGGACTCCAAGTACTAAACAGTATGGGCTATATTTTAATATAGATAACATTAGCAGATTAAGTGATAAAACTTTTTACTTTATCCTACTGCATGAGCTTAAGCATTTCGTCTATGCTCATCCTGTATCTATGTTTAAAGTACCAGCTGAAGATCGCTATCTTATGAATGTAGCTCAGGATATGAAAATTAATACTGAGTTACTTTATGAATATGTAGAATCTTTTACTCAGCTAGATGATCCAAGTGATTTTGTAAACTATCCTTTACACAAGGCCCAAGGTAAGTTTTTCTTTAATGCTTTTCGCACTGACGAACAAGCTGCCTTTGAACACCCAGACTTATCTGCTTACTACTTACACCCTAGTAGCAAACTGCTAAGGGATGAGTATGGAAATAGAAAAGGAATTTATAAAGTTACCGCCAATGAAATCTTCAATTGGCTAAAGAATAGTCCCGATTATCAAGACTTTATAGACAAACAAAAACAAAATCAAATAAATCAATTAAGTATGGACATGGTCCTCGACGATAGTGATATCTCCGAAGAAGAACAAAATGAAAGAATTAGTTCAATAGAGAAACAAATTGCAAAAATTGTTGAAATAAATGAAACACCATTTCTTTCGTTTGATAAATTAGATAAATTTGATAGCATAGATATCCACGTAAAACCTTACGAAGGAGACGCTGTCCTATTCTTAAAGAGTCTAATCAGACCAGGCAAGAGACACAGGACTGGAGTGTCATGGGCAAGTTATAACGTAGTTTTACCAGGAATCTTACCTGGCCCTAAGAAATCAGATAAGCCTTTAATTGCTTGTATTTTCGACACTTCTGGAAGTATCGATACTCAACTTGCTGAAAAGTTTGTATCTTATTTAAGGAAGCTAGCAACTTCTGCTAGTGTTCATTATGTAATGAATGACAGTGAGGTGAGAGGGGACATAGAGAAGGCAAGAAATAAGAACTTTGCAGAGACGATTGAATGGAAAGGCGGTGGCTGCACAGATTTGAATCCGGCGTTAAAAATAATTGGCCAATACAACGGAAGATATAAATATGATGCAGTGCTTTGCTTTACGGACGGCATAATTCCTGAAATACAAAAAGAACTTATTCCTGAAAACTTCTATCTAATACTGCCTAGCGACTACAAAAAATTTGCTAAATCTGAGTTTCTTGAGAGGTACAACAAACTACTTTTGTAAGGAAGCCAATGCAAGAACCAAAGGAAGTATTTCATCCGACCATAATTGATGTAGAATATTCTGCAGACTTAGGTCCACTGTTTACGGATGACCCTGTTACTATTGATGACCTTGATTTTGATCCTTGGTTCGAGATGTCAGCACCACCAGTTAATAGCTATTGGTGCTTTAGACATGGTAGCTATAGCGCTCTTAAGAGATGGAACGGCGAAGCATTAGTCAACATTAATTTACCTACAGTCAAGAAGTTTGCTCCTAAGAATCTAGAGCAAAAATATTTACTCTCATCATTGTATGATCAAAGCATTCCAATGCTTACAGTCTTTGGCGGAGCTGGCTCTGGCAAGACCTATGTAACAATGGTTGCTGCAATTAATATGCTTGACGAAAAGAAATACGATAAGATTATCTTGACAAAGAGCAGAGCCCAGGCTACCACCAGCAGTGGCGGTAGAATTGGCGATGTTCCAGGTACAATTATAGACAAGATGAGACCAGTGTTCAGCTCCTATGAGCGTGCTCTTGCTAAGATCTGGGGTAAGACCTACCTAAAGATCTTTGAGCAGAAGCTTGAGGAAGGAAAGATTGAGTGCATTCCTTTGGAATATATGCGCGGCGAAGACTTTACAAATGCATTAGTCATTTGTGATGAGGCACAGAACGTTGAGATCCATCAGTTTAAGACTCTAATCACTCGTTTAGGTGAGAAGAGTAAGTTAATACTTATGGCTGACACAGATCAGATTGACGAAAAGGAAAATCGCAAGGGTAAGCCTTGCCCGGTGCTTCAGACAATTGGACTTGACATCTATCAGCAAAGTCCTCTTACTAGCTTTATTGAGCTTATCGAGATTGAGCGTAGCCCACTAGCTGAGCTCGGAATACAGATCTGCAAGAAACTAGTCGACTAGTACTTTTTGCTATTGCAAACCAAGGGGCAACGGGCTATTATTAGCCTTGTTGCCTATTGGTGTTTTTATTGATTTTTAAACTTACACGAGAGAATAATATGGGAATGGTACATCTTCATGCGCATAGTTACTACTCATTACTTGATGGCTTACAGCCAGCTGACGAAATGGGTAAGACTGTTGCGTCTAGGGGAATGAATGCAGTTGCGTTGACAGATCATGGATATATGGGTGGCATCCCAGAGTTTGTAAAAGGCTGTCGTGCAGCAAATGTAAAGCCTATCATTGGCAATGAGACTTACCTTGCTTTTGGCGATGCCAAGACCAAGTCTGACTTTATGCCAGAAAATGGAGTGGCCGAGAAGGCTGTTAACAATGGTCACTTCTTATTACTTGCTAAGAATGAAGAAGGCTATAAGAACCTAATGAAGCTTACAAAGTATTCATATGAAGATGGCTTTTATCGCTATCCTCGTATTGATCTAGATACTTTCAAGCAACATGCTAAAGGCTTGATTGCTACTAGTACTTGTATCAGTAGTCAGTGCTTTAAGTATTGGCACTGGGGTGAACATGCAAAGATAGATCGATGGTGTGATGAGATCAGAGAAGCGGTTGGCGACGACAGCTTCTTTCTTGAGCTTCAGCATAACAATGTTGAAAAGCAATATGGTTACAATCAATATCTAATTGATCTAAGTAAGCGTAAGAATATTCCTCTTGTTCTTACTGCGGATGCTCATCATCAAAATCAAGATCAGTATAAATTACGTAGCTATGTTATGTGTGTAAGTATGCATAAGACTCCTGACACAATGCCATATGAAATCCAAGATCACAATGCTTGGATGTATGATGAGGAGTTTGCTAAAGGACTCTGTGATGACTGGCAATTGCCTCATGAGGCAGTTACTAATACTCAGCACGTAGCAGATCTTGTTGATGGTTCATATTTTGAGCGGGCGACTAAAGCTCCAAACCTTCAGCTTGAAGGCATGACCCCAGAAGGGACAAGTCTAATGCTACTTAAGAAAGCTAAGGCTGGACTTATATCTCGACTTGGCGTAAAGAGTTGGGCTGATGTTCCTAAGGCTTACAAGGATAGAATTAGATATGAGTTCCAAGTTATTGACGAGGCACGCTATAGCTCCTATTTCCTTGTCGTTCAAGACTATGTTAGCCTTGCTAAGGGTATGGGTATACCTGTAGGTCCAGCTCGTGGCTCAGGCGGCGGCTCTTTGATCTCATGGTCATTGGGCATTACAGCTAAGCATCTTGACCCAGTTAAGCATGGCTTACTCTTTGAGCGCTTCCTTAATCCTGGTCGAGTTCGCATTACTTTAGACTACTCAGAAGACATGAAAGAACTTGAAAATGTCTGATGAAAAGTCTATAGTGTATACACCAGACAAGTTATCTTACAGAAAAGTTTTTAAAGAAAAGTATACATGGAATAAAGCAACTGAAACTTTTTCTTCTGTTAAAAGTTTTGCCTTAGACCATAGTCGAACTTGGTATTCTAAGCTTGGTTGGATTTATACTATTCCATTCTTTACTTTTTTGTACTTGCTTTTCCGTCATTTTTATATTACTGATCCTGAGAAGAAGAAAGAAATCTTAAATCTTTATAGGGAAGTATTTCTTAAACATTGTTTATTGGATAACTATGATCAACAAGAAAAACCTTAATGAATTCTATCTGCAGGATAGACTCACAGCAATAAACAAAGACTATTTAGATTTTGAGATTCGCTATCTTACTGACGATACGCTTGGCTTTATTAATAAGGCCTCGGCATCTAAGGCTAAGCTTGCAAATAAAAGTAATTCTGCTTTGCTTTATGCTCTTGGTTTATCTGATGTATACAATCAAGATGAGCGTGTTACTTATCATGTTGATGGCGAAGGTCCGGACATTGATACTGACTTCTGTAACGTCCGCGCCGATGATCTAATCAAGGCATTACAAACCAAGTATGGCCATGATCGTGTTCTTCGTGTCTCAACTTACAAGCCTTGGTCTCTTAAGACCAGTGTTAAAGCTTTTACTAAGTTACTTAAACATGCGGATGGTTCATATAGAACTATTGCTGACGCAGAGCGTCTAGCTGATAGCCTACCTGAAAGTCATCGTGGTAAGTACGTGACTTATAAGGAACTTATTGAGGACAACAGCGAACACATCAAGAAGATTGTAGAAGCTAATCAAGATATCTTTAGTCTTTGCGGGCCAGTAGATGGCCAAGCAAAAGAAGTTAGCGTACATGCTAGCGCAGTTCTAATTGGCACAAGTCCAGTAGATCAGATTATTCCAATACGCAAGAGCAAGACTGAAGGTTCAGACTGGTTTAATCTTACCCAGTGGGAAGGCCCAACTCTTGAGAAGATGAACTTTATTAAGTTCGACATTCTTAGAATTGACTGTCTCACAATTAATGATCTTACTTGTAAGCGCATTGGTAAGTCTCTTAAATGGCTAGAGGAAGAAGTTCCAACTGATGATCCTGCTGTCTTTGAGTTAATCAATAAAGGATTTACAGCTGGCTTATTTCAGATGGAAGAGACCTATCTTCTAAAGCTTGTGGCTGATCTTAAGCCACAAAGCGTTCAAGATCTTGCAGTCTTCTCAGCTCTTAACCGTCCTGGTCCTCGTGACTCAGGTCTCCTTCAAGACTACATTGACTACAAGAAGACTCGTCAAACTCAGAATAAGTTACATCCATTACTTGATGATATACTTGCTGAAACTGGCGGTGTTCTTATCTACCAGGAGCAGATCATGGCTGCTTGTCAGATTCTCGCAGGAGTAACCCTCCAAGAGGCTGATAAGATTAGAAAAGCAATGGGTAAGAAAGATGCCACGTTGATGGCAGAATACCGAACACTATTTGTGGAGGGATGTGCTCGTCTTCATAAGATTGACATGGGAGAAGCAACTCGTATTTGGAATATCATTGCAGCGTTTGCTGAGTATGGGTTCAATAAGAGTCACGCTCTTGCATATGCATTCATTACTTACTTCAATGCTTATCTTAAGACCTACTACCCTACAGACTTTATGCTTACGCTAATGACTGTGAGAAGTGGTAAGCCTGAGAAGCTGGTCAGATATATCAACGAGTATCGCCAGATGGGTTACAATATTCTTCCACCCAGTATTAACAATAGTGATATTGGTTTTACTAAGCTGGATGACAATACTATCTTGTTTGGCCTTGGCATGATCAATGGCATTGGTAACAAAGCTAGCGACCTTATACTTAAGGCCCGCGGTCGCAAGTCATTTACAAGCATGGCTGACTTCTTCACTAGAATCAATCGCACAAAGATTAACTCTGGTGTTGTTAGTATACTTGCAAAGGTTGGTGCATTCGATAGCTTTGGCTACGATAGAGTCAAGCTTGTAGATAAACTTCCTGATATCTTTGATTACTATACAAAGGTTGAGAACTATCAAACAAGAATAGTTCAGGCCTTTGAGCGTAACAAGGAAGTAGATGCTTATCCTGCTTTGCTCGATGACTGGACAACCAAACTAAAAGCTGGTGTAATCACAGTCCATCTAGATTCAGACAGCAAGAAAGTCTATTCAGAACTAAGACCTAAGAAGCCATTGGTTCTTAAAGTTCCTGATCAGCCTACTTTTCCTGACTTAGAATCTATTAAGAAAGCATCTGACTATAGAGTCCCACTACAAATTGTTAAGTGGGAATCAGAATACTGTAAGTTTTTTATTAGTCGCCATCCTCTGTCTTACATTACTAAGACTCCACCCGGAATCTTAATTAATCAAATAGAAGATATTGATGAGACAAATAGCAACGAAGGCAATCTGCTCGTCGCGGTATCTCATATTAAAGAACAGCAAATCAAAAGCGGTAAATCAAAAGGAAAATTAATGGCAACATTGACAATCGAAGATTTATCTTCTATATCAGAAGTCACGCTGTTCTCAGATCAATACGAAGAACTGAAAGACAAGCTTGACTATTGTTCCCTATTATTTTTCTCCTACAAAGCAACCAAGAAGGATGATTTCTTGCGTATTCGCCCAGTCGGAAGAATTACCTTAATAAAGTAAGGTCCATATATGAATACAGTTATTTGGCAGAAAGAAGATCTTGATACTTGGATTCCTGGTACTTTACTATGTATTAAGTACAATATATCTAGACACACGTTAGAGCGTCTAGCTAAGAGAGGCGCAATAGAAGTACAGAAGGGTGAGAATCCTAAAGCTACTTCTACCCTGAATAAGATTATTAATTACTACAAGATTCCTAGTAGTAAGAATATCAAGACTAAGAAGATTGGCCCTACTAAGCCAACTGTTATACAGGCTCTAGCTAGCGCAGAAGACCCCAAGGATGTCACTAAGGATGTCGAGAAGGCAGGTAGTATACAAGCTTATCTCGATGCTGTTAAGGATGCC